TTTCAAGAATGAGCAAAATACCTTTACAGACAATCAATTCTTCACAGCGACTAAAGGTATTGGGGCAGATGGTGACGATCTTGGTATAAAATTTAATGCAAATCAAATTGTTGTGATTGGTGATCCTGAAGATGCCGCTAACTCTGTGAAACTTACTGTTGACGATAATGATGGTGTTGTCAAAGTTGAGAATGCAAATTTTGATATACCAACTAGTATTCGACATCTAGGAGATACAAACACAAAAATTCAATTCGGAACTGACACGGTTGATTTTGATGCTGGTGGCAGAGAGGGTATGAAACTTACCTCAACAGAAACACAATTTAACAACGGCATTACAGTCACGGGTGCTGCTCAGTTTAATGGTGGTGTTAGTGTCACTGGTAGCGGATTAACATTAGGCGCCTTAACAGAACTTGTTTTTGGTGATGGCACAACACAAGACACGGCACATCGAGGCGAGAACACAGCAACATTTAGTATTCATGCTTCAAGTGCGATCTCTACAGGTAGTAAAACAGACACCTTGTTCAGAGTTCCTTACAACGCCACATTCAAACAATTACAAATTAGATCTGGTGCGACAGGTGGATTTACAGGATCATTCACGATTGCTGGATCAGATTTCGGTGCAGTCACAACAAACTCGATTCATGGTGCGACTTTGGGAACACTAGGATTCACCGCAAGTTCTACCTCGTTTGACTTTGCCTCTGCCACGGCAGGAGATTTCTTGTTCTTCAATGTAGGTTCAAACGGTGCAGGAGCGACCACAGTTCAAGCCTTCGTGACGTTTGAAAGGAGATAATGTATGGCATTTGATGTGAGATATTGCAATCCAGACTTATCTACCGGAAGCAATGACGGAAGTTCAGAGGCAAATGCTTTTCAAACTGTTGCTGCTGCCGAGACTTACATTGAAACCAACGGTCCCGGTGTGCATATGTATTTTAAACGCACAGCATCAAGAGTGAATGCAACCATTAACTTGAGTGCTACCTTTGCAGACACTACAAAGAAAACAATTCTTGAAGGTTATGAAACAACTATTGGTGATAACGGTAAGTTTCAGATTGGTCACAGTGGCAATGGTCAAGTGCGTTTACAAACCGCTGCTGATGGGGTGATTCTTCGCAACTTTGACATTGAATATTCAAGAACAGACAGCAACGGTGTTTTATACAGTCAGGGTATGACAAATGTAATTGAAAACTGTAAGATTCATAATCTGAATACTGGTGCAGACCGCACAGCGTTACGATACACCCAAGATTGCACAATCATCAACAATGAAATATCCGCTGCTGCTGCATCCTTTGGTGACTCACACGGAGTCATTGCCGGTTCAACTCTTCGTGGTGGGATCATTTGTTACAATATAATCAAGGGTGCTAAGGGTATAGAAAACAATGTGCGTTTCTTTGGATTTTCTTGTGTTGGAAATGTGATTATGCCGAACGCTTCTGACAGTGTTGATTTAGATAAGGGCATTCAAATGACACTCGCACAAGAGGGATCAGGTGCAAGCGAAACCAGAAATGTTTTGGTTTCTGGGAATACCATATTCAACTTTCAAACCACTGGTATTGAAATCACCGAGCAAACCAATGACACCGACGCATATGCAAATATGTTCACGCAAAATCTTTTCTTTGCTGGTGACTCGTCTGCGAAGGGTTTTCTCAACTCCGACTCAACAAATACAGCAATCGCTTGCTTTTCAAACAATGCGATGAACTCGGATGTGATTTCGTCTAGTAATCGTTTCAATGGCTTTGGTGACACACCAACAGATCACGTTGTTCTCTACACTGGCAATCCGTTTGTTGACAATGACCCAACAAAGGGTATTGATAGAAATAGTAGTCTTTACAAAGCAGGATTCTTTACATCAAACTTTGGGGCAGTTCAGAATGAAGACTTTGAGTTTGTTTCAGTTTCATAAAGGAAAATAAATGTCATTCGATAGAGAAAAAATAAACAAAGAGATTGAAGATCTAATTTCTTCAGGTGAAGATGTTTTTGATTTTGACTTTAGTTTTGCTGATGATATAGAAGTAAAAGAACACACCGGCGCATCAAGTGATGAGAAGAGCAAATTAGAGGCTCTTGAAAAACTTGTTTTGCCATTGCTGTATAACCTGAAGAAAGACACATCCAAAGATTACATTCTTTGGGATGGTGCAAAGCGTGCCGCACAATGCGAAGAGCAGATAACTAGAATCTTAGAAATTACCAGAGGGTAATCCTAAAGTATTAGTATAAATATACTTAAGGAGATTCTTTATTATGAAAAAAATTGTTTGTATGTTATGTGGTATTTTTACCTTTAGTTCTTTCGCTAGTGATGGTGCTGGCAAACCATCTGATCCCGATGCTATCGCAATGTGGATCGATGATCTTGGTAGACTCACTCCGTTCGGTCGGACGTTCGATGTCTATATTCAAACTGGTTTTGATCCCGACTTTTCGTATCCCAACGGCGACCCACGCCGACCGTACATGATTGGCTCCACCCGTGGCAGTGAGTCACCAACCCGAGCGTTTAGTTGGACGATTGAAGGAGACATCTTCAAGAATAGCAGACCAGACAACCTTTATCCTTGGTTAGACAATTGCCAAGAGTGCATCGACTATTGGACGATTGACACAGGCATTCTTTGTCCAGAAGCGGGAGAGTATTGGGATTGCATTCAGTCCAATCCCTACCAGCGATGGATGTACTTGGGTGCCAAGTTTACCCCAATCAATTGGTACTTCGACGGACCACAGGGATGCTGTCCAAGGAGTAATGGCGATATTGTCGATCTGGAATACGCATGGTGTGACTCATGGATTCTGCATGGGCCTCTTGGTAAGAAGTACGGCAGCCAGAGTCCACAATACAAGTACCCAGCAGTGCAGCAACAGCACAAGGATCTGATGGATTCACCTGTGTCGAAGTTCTGGCCTCACCGTGAAGACATTGTGGGAGAGCGATGCTGCTCTGCTCCATCTCAGAATGACTACGGCGATCTAATTCGTTGGAATGCTGACGTTGACTGGATGAGCGAGAAACATCCTGGCTCTTTTCATATCGCAAGGTTTACGGGCCCGAGTCACTTTTCTTCAAGTGGTGTAGTTCGCTTTGCTTGTGGCAATAACCATCCGTGTGAACCATCGCTTTATCAAGTCACTTATACCCCCGACAACTCTTGCCCATCTGACTTAAATGAAGATGGTCATGTTGGCTTTGAAGATCTCTTGAGAGTTCTTAGTGATGTTGCTGGCTATAAGTATCACTATCAGACTAACAACGGCTTCGAAGCAATTGTTAAGGTTCTATCAGAATGGGGCTCTTGCTAAACTTTTAAAAAACTAAATACTTACTCAATCGGTGGCCGTTTCACAGTTTCGGTCACCGATTTTTTTGCGATTAAAAGGAGAGATTATGATGAAATACTTGGCGCTGACACTAGCGACTGCTGCTCTTGCTGATATCGGCGGAGACCCAGTAGCATTACTTGAGTCAGAAATTTATGGCGAAAACTGGGCTGCTACAGTTAGATCATCTGTCTACACAGAAAACGAGCAACAAGATCAACTAGGACTGCCTGACGGTTCAATACTAATCACATACACAATCTACAATAGCGAAGAATCACTGTCTGAAATTGAAGACGTTGACATTTTTGTTGGCACTAAAACCGAAGAAAATAGTCATCTTTCTGTTCCTGGATATTTTCAACAACCAACAGATGATGAAAACAGACAAGCATATAACGCACCCGACTATGTTGATTTTGCATACGAAACAGGTTTGTACAACTGGGACTGGGGCGCCGAGGGAAACTTTTTCTCCTCGGGGTTGAAGCCTGGGGAATACTCGACCCTTTTCGTGATATCATGGACAGACGGTTGGATCGAGAGTCCTGGTATCGTTCAGGGTGGAGGTGACGCAGGGATCTTTTTTGCTTTTGTTCCTGAAATTGACGGGCAAGAAATACCTGCACCTGGCACACTCACTCTTCTTGGTCTTTCGATCATTGGCAACAGATCTAGAAGGCGTAGATAAGTTGTATAAATAGATGGCATGGCAAGATATGTCGATCTAGATTTAGACTTTGAAAAAAACCCCTTCACGCTTGACGTTAACACTAAAACAGATGTTGATGCTGTAAAACGATCTATTCGTAACCTGATTATGCCAGGTAGATACGAAAGACTTTTTCAGCCAAATCTAAGTGCT